CAATACCAATGCCGTCTTACTTATGATTAGCAGCATCTTCATTCTCCTTTTTGACTAAACCAAGAACTCTTGATCGAGCCAAACTCAGCAATGCTTCAGCTGTACTTTTACCAGCAGCGCCCAGAATAAAACCAAATAGTTCTGGATAGTTGCCACTAGCAAGAAATAAACTTGCCGGTTTAGCAAAGACCACACATAAAATGAAGCCGGCAAAGAATCCTATCCAGCGATCCCGAGTAGGCTCCTTACTTAATAGAAAGCCAAAAGTTGCACCCAGCACACCTGTAAAAAGGATGTGTGAATGGTTCTTTATGCTTTCCAATACTTGACTAAGAAAGTCCATATACATCCCCTTTAGCCATACATCCCCCTAAATTTTGGTAATAAAAAAGCACCCGAAGGCGCTAAACGAAATTTTTATTTGATCAGGCTATTGCATAAATTTTACTAGCAAACGTTTTCCAAATAGGTGCCGCTTTATATGCTGCTAGAGAGGCGGCAGGCACGTAATACTTCACAGTTGATTTAATCTCAGTAAAAGTCGAGCTTTGGATGACTGGTGGAACTGTAGCTAAACAAGTTACAGATACAGCATTTGCCAAATATGCGAATGCATTAGCTCCAATGCTAGTCAATCCTGTACCAAAGGTTATGTTTAATAAAGCTGTACAGTTATTGAAAGCATCTTGAGCAATTGTTTGTAGACTATTTGGAAAGACCAATGATTCCAGGCTGCTACACGAATAAAATGCGCCCTCACCAATACTCAACAGGGTTTCGGGGAGCTGAATGCTTTTGATTAATAGCCAGGCCGCAAAAGAATAAAATCCAATAATATCTACAGGGGAGTCAATTACAAGCGAAGTTGCTTTCCCCATAAAAGTGTTGGGACTACTCAGTCCTGAAAAGGCTTCATTTGATATTGATCCAGTAAGTTGCTTGATGGTAACTGATGTAATGTTCATCGGAAAATCTAGCAAAGACCCGCCAAATGACAAAACCCCACCTGTAAGTTCAGATGGTGCATAAATCTCGATTGATTTTGTAGCCCCCTCTTTTTCAGCAGTTACCCTTATCTTCTGACCACCTGTATATCTAGATGAAAAAGGGACTGAAAAGTCCCCATTCTCATCTGATATAGTTGTATATGTTGCCATTATTCTTCCACCTCAATTGTGATTATTGATCCTGCTACTGCTTTACCTGAAATGCTTGATCCATCAAATTCCAGGTTCGCTTTAATAGTTGTATCAACATTTACTGAAATATTTGCAACTGGCACCGTATTTCCACTTACTTGTGATTGAGTTGACGTTGCTGTCAAAATCAAGCTTGCAGCCTCAACAAAAAACGAATGCTCAAACTTTTGATAAGATGCGTAGCCATCACGCACAGACCACAGCTTTAAAGTGTGTGGCATATTTGGCATTAAGGTTGATGCAAGAATAGTTGCGGTATTTGCGCTGATGCCACTTGCGCTATCTAAAATTACATTCTCAGAAACAAGTTCATATGAGTATGTAACCCCACTTTCTAAAGTCACACCTGTTTCAAAAAATCCAAGAACCCCACCACCTGTTTGCTGCAGTCGATTTCGATCCACCCAAGTCAAAACAATATCATTTGCTATAATTTGGCTTTCAGGGTAGTAGATATCATTAATCTTCACATTAGCTGGCGGGTATGGACGAATAGCACGAGATTGAATTTCAACCGCTGTTCCTATTATTGAAAGCTCTTGAATGCCGCTCGGTGTTGTTGTCAAAACCTGAGCTTCAACAATTTCACTTTGCGCGTATTGCGTAGAATCAAAAGCAACATCCGGCAAATCAAATACAAATAAATTGCCTGAATTGTGCTTTTTCGGAACGGTATCCAGCACACCACGCTTCACAGTTAAGACCTTGGTTGCATCATCAAAACTCACAAACCCCATCATTTCGTCATTTAACAAGATAAAGTTATTTGAGTTTGCAACTTGAGTTAATGAGCCGGTGACTGTAAATGCCGATGTTGTTTCAGTAATCGGCTGATCAAGCTGTAAAATATCGCAGTAATCAAGACGAGAAACTTGCTCAAATTCACCCACCCCACCGTCTGTATATAGCAATGCATTAAGTGAGTTGCTTTGCGGTTTTGCTGCAATAGCGGCCACATATCCAATGTCCGGGTTACCTGATAACTCAGTATCAACACTGGTTTGACCGCTTTTTAACACAGTCAAATAGTATGGTGCTTCAAATACCGCATTAATGCTTGGTTGTGGTGGCTGTGGTGCTGAATTGATCGGGGCATCAACCACAATACTCGTGTTCATCTCTCCCGAATACGGAATCACTTCTTCAAAATCAATCGTTACAGTATTGTCAGCACCATTACCTAGATTGATTTTCATAATACGAACAAGGATTGTGCCATTCCATTTTTTAGACCAAGGCAAACGAATTAAATCGTATCTATTCCATTTGCGAGCTTCACGCCAACCAGTCGTAAAACTGCCAGACCAAGCCGGTGTAGAAAACTGCTTTAATTTCCAGTTCGCTACGATTTCAGCATTGCGCATCTTCATGAAATACGGGAAATCAATAGATTCAGCATTTGCATGACCCATTGTTAAAATTGAGCCATTTTCATAGATGGAAAAAGTAGAGTTTTTGATACGCTGGCGGTCGTAATAAGTGACATTGAGCTGATTTACAATATCATCACTATTCATGACCTCAAGTGACATATCCTTGATTTTATTTTCAGTAATATCATGGATTTCTTCTTCAGCAAACCAGTCGTCGCGGAATAAAACCATCTCATATAAACCGGTTTGACGGTTTACGCGAATGCCTGCTTCGATGTGATAACAAAGCTCTTCGATTGCCTCAATACAAGACTTCTCATCGATTGCCCACGAAATACCAAGGCCTTCATCCCATATCCTATCTGCTGCTTTTATGAAATTTGCATCATTCACATCAGACTCGGGCTTACCCATTGCTGTATCGTCAGTAAGAATCTCGCGAATCTTGTGAATCGGGTTTAAATCACCAGATAGGATTTCATCAGAAGCGCCCGAGAAACTATCTATTCCTTGAGGTTCAAAATAAATCCAGCTTTCAAGAAAGTAAGTACCATCACCAAAAACACTACCATTGGCCTGAAGCTCAAATTTAAAAAACTTACCAGGTTCCTCTATAAGTAAAATGTACTCAAGAGTTCTGCGTTTTACTTCAACTCCTCGATTTTCAGAAATTACTGTGCTTAACACTTGTTTGGATAAGATATTGGCGTTAGTTAGTTCATCTTCAAAATATGTTTTAGATGTATTTTGGGATATAACAATAAGTCTTACCAGGCCAGTAATCTCACCAAAATCTAATCTGTATCCAGCTTTAACAAAATCAAAATCACCACCATGCGCGCCCGCAACAGAGTAGTTCTCTGCACTTTCATAATTATAAATGCCATTTTTTGAGTAAAGCATCGGCAAACCAGTGCGCTCCTGGTCAGCTACGCTGATCTCTAATTTCGCATCTTCAGAGTAAAATGCGGTAGATGATCCATAGATGGTTGATACATGGCCATATAGCGGTCGCTCAATTACATCTCCGCCTGATCCGGAGTTGTTTTTATAATCCGGTATCTCTGCTTTTGTGTCATACCACTGCTCCCGCCCATCGTTTCGCACATGGATGCGCTTCACCCAAAGCAGCATTTCTTTCATGTAGCCGGAGTTGCCGAGGTAGAAGCCGCCCTGCTTATGTGCAGGAGACCAAAATGCAGCACTAGGGGAGCCACGAAAAACCAAATAAGACTGATATGGATAACCAGAAACTAACGGAAAGTGTTTTTGATATTCTGAATTGGGTTCTTGGTCTGGTGTGCCTAGATGTATGTCAATATCACCAAAAACCCCACCCTCATTTTCCCCGTACAAATAAGGCTTATCGATTAAAAAAACAGAGGAATCAACACTCTCGTCCTTAGCAATCCACCCACGATTATCAAAGTTAATCGCCAAAAGCTTTTCAATGCGATTGCCAATAAACATGGCAAACTTTGCATAATAACGATAACCAACTACCTGAGAACTACTTTTTCCCATTTTTAGCCACCTCAACTACTTGCAAAGCCATTGCATCGTTTGTATTAATAAAGTCCTGAGCATCATGCCCATTCTTTAAGAAATCCTGCCAATCCCATCCTTGGCGCAAAAAAAATGCCCGGGTTCCGCCCGAGCACATTCTGGCTTTCCGAATATCAGACATGTAAATTTTCATTTTTTACCCGACTTGGATTTAATTGCTTGAGTGGATTTATCCCAAATATCTGTAATATTTCCATAAACATGCGGACTACCCGCAATGTCACAAAAAGAAGTGCCCTCATCAGCAATTGTGCCGTCCAGCTGATTTGGTTTTGGTTTATTTTTTTTCTGCATTTTTCGCATTTGCAAAAAAGTATACACACCCACTGCAATCGAAAGAATTGCAGCACCAATTGCCCAAGCAAGTAAGGGGATAATCGATTTTACTTGCTCAATTTGAGACGCATCAAAACCAGCCAATAAAATATCAATATTCATTTTTATCCTACTTAATCAACTGAGTTTCTAACGGATTTTCGGTCGGCATATTTGGATGACCACCAAAACGCTTATGGTTGTTAAATTTCTCATGACACATTTTCAGTGACTGATCACATCCTGGAGCCAGTCGCACCACATCACCCACATTTAGGCCGATGTGCTGGCGATACAGGCGGATACTGCCATTAGCCCCATTACCGGTGATGAAAGTGAACACACCATCCTTTTTTAATACACCGCGATTTAACCAGCCAGACGGATAACTTTTTATTTCCATGATTGGATCACCATCCTCAAAAGTCGGGTTACTTTCACCATCCAAAACAGGTTGCCCCTGTTCATCAAGCACTGGTACTTGCTCGAATACCGGATTTCCAAATTCATCAATGACCTGAGTCGGATTTACGGTATAGGCCACATCAAGACCATTGATTGCAGCCACTGTCACATCAAATGACCATTCATCAAAATCAAGACCGCAGTACTTGTCATAAATCGTATTCGGGCAGGTACGCTGATATTTACGCGTCAGAATCTTACGACGCATGAAGCTTTCTGCAGTCGAGCAGACCAATGTCATGGTGTTGTCGCGGTCATCGAATTTTGGCTGAGTCACGCGGCCTTTAAACAGCACCAGTGATTCAGTCCCATCCAGTTCAATCAGGGTGAAATACACCGATTCCAGATAAATCTTGTTGAGAAAGACCTGGGTGAAATTATCGTCATCATCATTGAATAATGGATATGGATGCGGAAAAGTCAGCTCGACTTCGCACTTATCAATATCCGCATCTTCAATATTTCCCCGGCTTAAACCGCGCACCGGAAAATACGCAATGTTGTTATGAGTAATTGCTTTACGTGCACTGGTGAAAAACCACTGCTTGTCTCCATGCTTAAATTGATAAAGTTCTGAGCGTGCCATTAGTTATCAATCTCCACGACTGGAACAGTAATTCTTGATTTGCCAGCGCCTAAAAACTGAAATTCAATCCGGTCCGCATCCAGGCGGTGAAGTCCTAGATAGCAGATGGTTTGAATATCATTTCGATGCGTATTAATTGCTGGTGAAATCGTCAGCGATCCACCAGTCCGGTCGGTAATTTCATGCGCTGACCAAGTTCCATCCTTGCGCTTGACTGCAATATGTTTGCGGTCTGCTTCAACGATGTATTTGGTATTGGTGCTTAAACTGGTGGTGATGTTGCCGGTGTTTAAAATATTCAGATGCTTTTCATATAGCGGCATCCAGAAAGCCCGGGACCGGCCAGACCGACGAAACAAGAACCGGCGATAAGCATTAAACTCTGACCAGTCTTTCAAAACTGAAGTAAACGGCTTGAGATACTTGGGTTTTGCATGATGGGTGTACTGCTGAAAACCACCCACCGCACCATCGACAATGTTCTGATGCTGGGTCAATGTCATTTCCAGTGAGTCACCATCCAGAAGTAATGGCTTCCAATACAGGTCGTTACCTTTGTACTGTTCTGGCACATCACCTTCATGCTCTGGTAAATCTTCTGCCAGCACTCGGAAAACAACTGAAGCATTGGACCAGAAACCACCCGCATTGATTGAAGCATCGCCATCAATGATGCAGATCCGTAGCGGCATAATCACCGCATTGGTCACAGTCACATTGGCAGCCAACCGGAATCCATCCTGGTATTCAGTGATCAGCTCCTGAATTACTTCATCCGTTTCCGGATCCCGCATTTCTTCCTGAATAATGATGTAGCGGCCGCGTTCAATAATCTCGACCACCTGAGCACCTTCATTGCTCTCAATAAAAGCAAAACCGACTCTAAGGTCGGCTATGGTGTCTGCTGCATCCAGAATGATGTAATCATCATCCACAATATCTGGAATGACTCGTTTTACCTGGCGCAGCGGAATACCCCACTGCCCGCGCAAATTGGCATACAGCATATGGAACAGATCACCCATGGCTTTACGCAGCTGAGTGTAATTGAAATTCAGGATCTGACGTGGTGCATCGCGAAGTGGATAGCGTTCTTCACTGCCATCAAATGACTCATGAACTTCGGTCATCCATTCCAGACTTTCAGTTGAATCTAGTAGAGGGCAATTTGTTAATACGTGCACCTCGCCCCACTGTGTTTGTATTTTCATTTTGTCCTCAAATTAATAAAGAAAAAGCCCACCGAAGTGAGCTTATGCGAATCCTAATTCCCGTTTGTTCTGCTTAAAGAACTTCACGAAGGCTCTCTTACCATCTGGCCCGAACAGGTAATCTCCCAACTTTTCACGCTCATCAACAATTACGAAGTTCGGGTTTAAGTTGACGTTCGGTGATGAATTGCTTTCACGGGCTTCACTCAAGTATCGAGTTAAATCCTTATTTTGCTCAGGATTAAGAACGCGCTCCCCACCATCAAGTAGCCACGTACCTTCTTTCGGGATATTGTCGATACCGTCGTGGGCCATACCGCTTATATTCACCGACTTCATGCTTGCGGCCTGAGCCACCTGTAAGGCTGCTGCGGCCGCACCAACCGCAGGTGCAATGTATGGACCAACAAAAGGCGTTCCAACAACAGCATCATAGGCTTTGGAATATGCCGCTGGAATGTTCAGCGTTGCCTGAGCAACCGCAAAAGCCTTTTGAGCACCAAAAAGCACCGCATAGGTTTTAGAGTTTTCATCTACCAGTGATGCAAATCCACCAAGCATTCCTTCCATGTATCCCGCTGTAGACTTGGCTTGCAGTTCAAGTTTTGCATTCTGATACGCCTCCTCATTCAGCAAATCGAGTTCACGCATTTTTTGCAGAACTTCAAATTGTCGCTCTAATGGATTTTCTTCATACCCCATCACATCACGGTAATCTGCAATAGCGCTGTCGCGCTCATAAGATTCTTCAAGATTTTGCTGTGATAAAGAACCTTGAATTAGCGCCTGTTTCATTGCTGGCGAGTATTCAGAGGTGTTGAGAATTTCCTCTCGCACTAACGCATAATATTCGCGAGCATATTCACCGGCAGTCATCCAGTTGCGACTAGCTTCAAGCAGTTGCTTTTTGTCACTCAGCTCTTTTTGTTTCTGAGCTTCCTGATATTCAGCAACGTCTTTTTTATAAGCGGCTTGTTGAAGGGCTAGGTATTTCGCAAGACGAGGATCGTTCTCTGCAAAAGCTTCTCTAATTTCCTGAATTGAGATTACATGCTCAAGTTCCATCCTTTCCTGTTCATTCAGGTATTTCAGGACAATTGATTGCTGAGCCTTGTAAGCCTCATCCACATACTGAATAGCATCATTTGCGGTAGTGCCTACACCTTTTAAGGCTGCATCCATATAGCCAAGAACATTTTTTACATATTCTCGATTGATTGGCCCTAAGCCAGTGCCACGCTCAACATTACCTTCACCAGCATGATAGGCTGAAATTGCCTTTTCCCAAGTTCCAAATTTTTGGTAAAGGAATTGAAAGTATTTTGCCGCTGCTTCTGCTGATTTCCCTGTATCAAAAACAGCACTACCAATGAGACCAAAGCGTTTTGCAGTTCCATCAAGAAATTGAAATCCACCTTTTGCCTGACCGTATTTGGTCATAGGGCCTATGGCGTTTGCATTACCACGGCTTTCCTGCATGTTGATTGCTGACAAAAGACCTTTTGGTAATTGGTATTGGCCTTCAATTCCAGCAAAATTATACTTGGCTGCATTGGACTGAACCTTTGCATTCACCTGTAATTGCTTGTTTAGCTTTTCGGTTTCTTTTGCTGCTTTTTCCTTGGCTTTGGCATTTTCATCGGCCTCTTTGGTGTTAGTTCTCAACCCAGCAGCAGATTGTTTTGCGGCTTCTGCAATCGCTAGATTAGCCTCTGTCAATTTATCCGTTTTGGTAGATGCTGAATCCCATACAGCACTAACGCCATCCATTGCACTTTGGATGGCACTAGCGCCACTCACGAAAGTTCCTACCGCCAAGGTTCCGGCATTTGCTAAGCCATTCCATGTGGCTTTAGCCTTAGCCACAACACCATCCGCATTCCAGACATCAAGTGCAGTCTTAGCGACATTCTTGGCTTGATCTATAAGTCCAGCAATGACCTTAATCATCACCTCAATGGATGCCGCAACACCAATAATAACAACACCAACGCCTCGCGCAATCACTCCAACCGATTTAATAATGCCGCCAAACTGACCGCCTTTGGTTGCGCCATCAATAAAGTGACTTACAAGGCTATTTAAAGCGGGCATCATCTGAGCAGCTAGTTGGCTTTTTAAGCCATCAAAGCGCATCCGCACCGACTCAGTCTGGGCTGCTAATAGTTTTGACTGCTCTAGCGCTTCGCCTGACTTGATTACCCCGGCATCTTTTAGCGCATCACCATACTTATCCAAAAGGTCGCCATTCTCAGCAAACAATGGGGCTAGGTTGCCGAGATCGGACGCTAAGCTTTCAAATACAAACCGACGCTCTTGCGATGTAACACCAAGCTCGTCCATTTTATCATTCAGCATCTGAATGGCTTCCACGCCATCCTTGCCTTGCAGGGTTTTACCAAATGACTTGATTTGATCTTCTGTCATTTTGGTATTGTTTTTTAGTGCATCAAAGAAGTCAGCAGCTCCACCACCTTTAGTTGCGCTAAATTCACCAAGTTTTTCTTGAGTATCAGCCAAAATAGCGCCAAGCTGATCTTGTGTTACACCTAAACCAGATGCAGCATATTGAAGAATTTGAAAATTCTCTGCACTGGTATTGGCTCGGTTTGCCAAGACTAAAAGTTGCGCATCTGCTTTAGCAGTATCAATCGCCATTTTTGCTAATGCGCCAGTAGCTACCGCAATGCCACCAACAGCCATGCCAGTAAGCGCAGCGCCTGCCACCAAAACTCCACCCTTTAGAGAGCCAATTTTGGCGTTAAAAGAATCAACAATTGAACCGATCTGAGTGCCACCCAAAGCATCAGCAACTTGGGACTTAAACCCACCAAAAGCCTTACCCATTTTCTCTGTAGTGTCTTTGGTTTTGCGCTCTGCTTGCGTCATTCCTTGCTCAAATGACGAAAGTTTTACTGCTAAATCTAGGGTCAACCGACCAAGGGATGCTGCTGCCATAACTTTTCCTCAGGCAATAAAAAACCCCACATAAGCGGGGTTTATTGATGGGTTATCTTAGGATTTTTCGGTTACATACCTATTAATGCAAGTTTTATAAATTTCTTTTACATAACCTTTTTGAAAGTAGTCTCTCATTTCAATATTTTGCACAAATGGAATATGATCATATACACCATCCACCTGTTTTTTCATGATCAATTCAATTTCTGGATCGCTTTTTGCTGCAATATCGATTTTTTTATACTGGTCTTCGCGTGATACACCATCAAAATACTCAAAAACCAAATCGCTCGCCCTTTGCTCCCAAACCTTGCATTTCTCATCAATAGACATTGCAGATATCTGAGTGTCAGCAAGCAATGCGGTTGGCGTAAACAAAACAATAATAATTAATAGTTTTTTCATTTCTCAGCTCCAATTAAACCAGATCACTAACATTATTAATTGCGAGCTTTACACCATAACTACCTGTACTTTCTTCATCTTTCCAGCCACCATCTATGACCGCTGGAACTGTTTTATTTATTACTCTTCCAGCTAATTTAGCTGCCTCAACCTTACTTATATAACCAACGATCAAGCCATTAATCTCAACTTTAATTGCATTTTTGTCATATTGGTTAAATGGATCTGACAAAACTTTTGCATAACATTCAAAAAACTTTGATTCTTCTTCTTTTGGTCCTGCTATTTTTTTTAAATTATTTTGATATGCTTGCTCACCCACAATGTTGTACGCGTATGAAATATTGTTTGGGTTTGGATTTATACTTGTTTCACTTGCTGCCTTTTTAGCTTTCAAAACATACCAAATAATCACACCAACAATTATTGCTATTACTATTTCCACAACCCACCCCAAATATTTGTTATTCAAGACAAGATACTAATTATTAGGTGAAAAAGAAACCAACCTAAGTCGGTTTCTCCCCATAATTTTGCATCATGTATTCTTCGAGCGACATTTCTTGGGGTTGATCTTCATGAGGCATAAAGGATTTCGCTTTCACATTTTTAACACCTTTAGACCCCATGTAGGTCGCCATTAGATTACCAAAGCCTTGCTCTATACGTCTGCCGGTAAAAAGAGAGCCGCGCTTATTTCTAAACGCGGCCCATTGCGAAACCTCAGCATTAGTCATATTGGATTTAGCTTCAGCAATTGTGCGACCACCCACCCCATTGAGAACCAATTCACACCAGAATTCATCGTCTGATGTTAATCGGACTTTCCCTCTTCATCCTTTGGCGCTTTCTCAATACCTAAGATTTTATTAAATATAGCACCAGCCAAAGAAGGGGTGAAGTTTGTAGATACTTGCTTTTGGGTTAGATACACATTGCCTTCATCGTCAACCAGTGCTTTTGATATCCATTCAGCAACCACATCCTCCCCTTTATTTAATCGCTTAAATAGTGGCTCAGTAACAGCATATGGCAATTGTTTGATGCGGATATCAACGCTTTCAGTTTTTCCATGATGCTTAAATTCAACTTCAGCCTCATGAATATCATTAACCAATGCACCTTGTGCAATATCGCTTAGATTTAATTTAGCCATTATGGAGTCACCACTCGCGGAGTTGTTACAACTGCTGAAGTACGAACAATAGCGAACGTATAACCAACCAAAGCGTCTTGCTCAATAGTTGGCGCTGATGGGTTTAGATAACCCTCGAAAGACCACCAGATACGATCTTCTGGCAAGTCAATACCTGCAATCGCCTCATAAGTAGGTGCTACTTTTGAATGACTTGAACCAATATACCATTGGATTTTTTCACCAGAGTCGGCCAGTTCAATCAGTTTTAAGTGGCTGGTGTTTTCATCATCCAGATCAATCTGAATTGAGCCTTCACCCGGATCACGCAGCCCGCGCTCGTAATCTTTTGTATCCGAGTCTAGGCAAGTTGAGTCGATTTTGGAGAATGAATCCTCTCCAAATGAAAATGCTTTAGGGCAAGTGAAGCGGACAACCGCGCCATCTACTACTGCAAATACTTGTGTACCCTGCGATTTAATACGTGCCATGAGTAGCTACTCCTCAATTTTAGGCATAAAAAAAGCCACCGAGTGGTGGCGATAAATTTGGATATTAAAAAACCGCCCTTTCGGACGGCTTAAATTAAATTTGCTTATTCGGCTTCAACAAGGCTTAAACCAAGTTCATCCAAAGCACTTTGCCAATTCTCTTGACTATCACCATCTAACATCAATCGCTCATACAAATACTCAAGTGCAGGTGCTAGTTCAACAGGGATAATCTGTGCTCTCAACTCATCATTAGAAAATTGCGCATAATCTTCAGGCTTCCACCAAGAATGGCAACCCCAGTAGACTGCACCGCTACTGTCAACCAACTTTACAGATAGGTTGTTTTCACCACAGTCATAAAGCTCTGCGATTTGATTAATAGAGTCACGGTGAGCATCAGGTACGATGTTTACGACTGATAAGTTAAAACTCATAGTTCTTCTCGCTCAATTTTTCGCATCAAATCAACAAGTGACTGTAGCTCGTCCGCAGTTACACTTCGTCCGAAATCAATAGCTGAGACTGAGCCATCAACATCAATACGCAAATACCCTAGTGACAGCTTATCTTTAACCTGAATGACTTCTTTTAAGCTATCCATTTCATCGTAATCATATTTACTCATGACAATGTCACTCCTGTACGTTTAGCTAGTTCTTTCTCGATAGCTGTTGTTTCTGCATCTGTAGTTAAACGACCAATACAAATTAAGCTGTAAATGTGACCGTTAAATGGCAGTGATGTGCCTGCACGTCTGCCTATATACAGGGGATAATTTCCAAAATTACCAGAACCCATGCTATCTGTTTTCGGTGATAGGGTATTGCCATTGACGTTAAGCGAAATTCTCGAAGGCGAAAAAGACGCTTTAGCAGCAAATGTAAGGGTTACAGGGGATTTATCTACCCTACCTATAAAGCTCGGTGAAGTTCCTTTAACAACAAAATAAGTGCTGCCATTAGATTCGGTGGATAGCTTAAATGCCATCCCTAATACGTCTGCGTTAGAAGATAATTCAACTATTAATTGATTACCCACATCACTTAACTTCCGAACGCCCGCAAACAAACTAACCTCATTAGTACCTGTAAAATCAATACTATTCGTCACAAGGAAGTCATCACTACCATCAAACTCTAAATAATACGCACCTGTAGTTGCATTCTGACGAAGAATAGGACGTGATGCGCTTGTAGTTTGTCTTGCATGATTACCACGACCTGACTTGTCAAGAATCAAACCTACAGACTGCCCTGCACCTGTAACAGGAACAGTTCCCGCAGCATCCTGAAACATCGTAGTTAGATCATTCGGGTCATAAGCAAAGCCTTGCTCACCGTTTGCAAATAGCTTTTTAATGAGTTGAGAGAATGATTGGGTGTTGCCACCAATGATGGTGCAGCCAGGTGTCCAAAATGCACCGCCAATTGCGGTGCTTAGCGGTGTTTTGATCATGGTTACCACTCCGATTTATCAGCAGCAATTTCACCATGATCCGACCACGCCCACCATTTACCGCTATCTGCAAAAAACTTCTGCTCGAAATGCCACGATGTTTTATCAGGCGCGCTTTGCGATTGAATAATCTTGAAATATCCCGCTCTCGATGTGAGATAAACCTTTTTTGTACCGTCTGAAATGGGTTTCGGCGTGCTATTAAGTACAATTTTAGCCATGATTAATCCTCATTCGGCATAAAAAAGCACCCGGTTGGGTGCTATGTGGAAAATTCTATTTATCTATCCAAAAACCAATTCGCATCAAAGCCGCGACCAAAAATATTGGTGTCGGCAATGCGTTCAAAATGGTTCGGGTGAATATTGGTAACATAGCAATGCGGCTCTAAAGCTTTTCGTATTGCGGCTCGAATATCGGATGCTCTTTTCTGCTCGGTGTCATAAACCACAATCTGGAATGACACATGATCAAGATTAGCTGGGCAATCCAAGTGGTTTTCAGGATTGGCTGTGACCACCGACCAGATCGCGTAAGGATATGGTGTTTTATGTGGTGCAATGTCTTCAAATACTCTTAAAGGATTTGTGCCAAGCAATGCTGTGACCGCTGAAGCTAATTTCAGTGTTGGAACTACGGGTAAAATGTTCATAATTTAGCGAGTTCCTTGTCTAATTCTTTATTAAATGTCTCGGCAAATTTATTGGTTGCATTGCCTATATTGTTTTGTAAAGCAGGTCTCATGAATGGTTTTGCAGGAGCTGGGCCTACATGTCTTCCGAAGAAATTCTGCCCATCAGTAAGAACCTTAGTATTCTTGCCCGCATCCACAGCGCCTCGCCCGAACTCAATAAGTCGCCAATACCAAACCTTTCCTTCAAGTTGATAGGAGCTACCAGTTCGGCCTGATCTTCGATTGGCTGCGTTATTGGTATATGGGATTCTAGCTCCCCCGCGAACACCAACCCTCATAACAATTGAATTGGAGTCTCTTGATCTACCAGCACTTACAACAATCTCTTTGTAGATTTTTTCTGGGGTATTTGGATCGTCTATATTTTTCGCTGCTTGCCTTGCCGCATCCCTTACAATGTTCATTGCTTGTCTTGCGGCCTTCCGGCTAATTCGCTTGGACAGATTCTTATTTCCAAGAGCTTTTAATTTCTTTTGAACCTCATCCAAGCCTTCAATATTAAATTCTACTGACATGGCTTACTCCACTAGCGACAACTCCAGCGTCATATAAATGCGACCGTTTTCATTGTCCGGCTTTGGTGGCGAAACGATCTGGAATGTCTGACCATCAAATAAAACGCGCATACCTGAGTCAATATCTTTACGCTTACGCAGTTTTAGCCGAGCTGTGGTTTCTGATCCGGCAGCCTTGGCGTTTATCGAATCTTTTACTGAAAGAAACTCCAATTTACTCCAGAGCTTTTTAAATTCAGTCCAGGCTTCGGTTTCATAGTTGTATTCATCATAGACCGTGGTTTTGTGTTGAATCGTTACACGGTGGCATAGTTCGCCTGCACGTTGGGCCATATCACACCCCCATATTCCGGTAAGGCTGAATTAAGGACCAGTATCCTAAAGGCAATTCAATCGTTGCCTGAGCAGTGGCTTCCCGGTTGGCATAAAGGTGCGCAACAAAGAGAAGCCGAGCAGCATCTAGGGCCTTGTTATCAACCAGGTCATTTTCATTTACTCGCTCAGCCTCGGTTGCGATAACTTTGCGGTCTAAATGTGCTTGGATTTGCTCATTGGCAGCATCGATATATGCCTGTATCAAAGTATCTTCATCATCATGATCTACACGACAATGCAACTTGGCTTTTGCGAGATCAATCATTCTGGTTTGGCCTGTTTTGCTGGGGTTTTAGTGGTTTTAGGTTTTGGTTCTTCTGCGGATTCAACCAAAACACCTTTATCAACTAAGTGTTTCACATCCGCTGGATTGGCTTTGCGCTTATCACCAGTCTGGTAATACTTATCACCATAGTGCTCACGCTTAACATCATATTCAGTCATAACTATCTCCCAATAAATAAGGGCCAGCAATTTGGCCCTTATTGGATTTTAGATTAACCGCCGGAAACTGCTGGGGTAATATCACCATAGATAAACGCTTCTGGGCGATATACCGCCAATGCCAGACGTTCTTCGGCAAGAATGGTCACTAAGTTTTTAACAAAGTCATCTTCGTTCTCGGTTGCAACTTCAACACGTGAAGCCCAGCGGTCAAAGATTTGAGCACCCATTGAGAAGGCACCAGTCAGGAATTTACCCGCAGCAATCGCCTGTGTTTCTGCAACCGGAAGACCCCACAGAGTCGGGTTTAGGTTGCCTTGTGGATTGCCAATGATGTACTGACCAGATGTGTCTTTCAGGGTTTCGATTGCAGCCCAGTCAATCGGGTTTAGCACATGGCCGCTTGCAGGGTATTCAGCAAGAATTGCCTGAAGCATTGCAAAGCGCAGGGTGTCAATTTTGCTTTCTGCGGTGGTTGATACGCCTACAGGGCGAACATACGCAGTTGCTTGTGGAATAATACCAAGCAAGTTTTGACCAGTGCCGTCACCGTTCAGGATTTGCTGCTCTTCTTTGAAAGCAAGACCATAGCGCAAACGACCATCGATGTAAGACTGTAATTGCGATGCATCATCAAGAATCTGGCGTGATGCCTTCATGTAGTGAGCGATAACTTTTGCAGTAGTCGATTTAAGATCGAATTTGATATCTGATTGAGGTTTTTTGGCACCTTCAGCCACCATATCAGCAGCGTTCACGAAGCCGGTTTCTTGAACGTATTCAAGCGCATTGCCATCCATGCGGCCCTGCATCAAGAGGTCACGGATTGTAAGCTTACGATCCTGTGGTGCAATAATGCCTGGAATGCGTGTGGTTTGAACCAGATCACCAGCCGAACCCGCAGCATCCGTGGTTGCTGAAGTAATGGTGGCTTTAATTTCAAGGTTTGCTTTACCGCGCTGTCCAGCCGAACCAACCAGTGATTTGAATTGGTCAGATTCTACAAACTGACGGCCAAGAGATTTAACTTCTTCATTACCTTCATGCGGACGACGGGCAGCTTTCTGCTCAACTTCATCCACGCGAGCTTTTAACTCATTCAGCTTGGTAATCGCTTCATCCGCTGCCTGTTTAGCACCTTCGGCAATTTTGTCGCCATGTTCACGCTTGCCTTTGAAGTCTTCAGCAATGCCTTTAACTTCATCGACTTGTTTTTTAAACTCTTGAGCGAGTTGTTCTAAATTTTGATCAGTCATTTTGACTTCCTTTTAAAATATTAAGAGCATTTGAAATAGATTTCGCTTGGAACTTTTCATCTTCAGACTCGCTCAAAAGATGACGCAAACCCTTGCCAGCGATTGCAGTGGCTTGCGATTTTGAAAAGCCTGACTCTCTCAGGAGCTTCTCAAATTCAGGTAAAGTCGGCAGCTCGCCTTCTTCTAATTTGGATTTAACGGAGATAACAGTGCTTTTCTCATTGGCTGGGGTGGTGACAATGGAAATTTCACCCAGATCCAATTCAATCAGCTCACGGATATCTGTGTTTTCGTTGTAGCTAGACTTAACTGTGCGATAACCAATGCTTAGACCATCGATTGCACCAGCCTTTAAAAGAGCGTGTGTTGATTTGGCTTTTGGAACATCATCGACCAATAGTTTGCCTTCGACATACAAGCCTCTTTCATCCTCTACCAGCTTGGTATAGACCCCAATTGGCTCGTTAGAGCTGTGGTTCCAAAGCACTGGTGGGAATTTCCCTTTTTCAGTCCATTTAGCTAGCGTATTCTTGAAAGCACCCGGCAAAATAATGTCGTTGTACCAGTCCAGATTCCCAAAAACCGCACCATAGCCCGAAAAAAAACCGTCCTCTTGGACGGCTTTAATATTTAAATTAAAACTTTTTCTATTCATTTGTTTCA